TCCTCATCTTGTTTTAAACGCGCCCGGCATACTCGGCATATCTGTTCCCCTTTCTGAAAAAGAGACTTATCAAGTGTACCCTCACAGATTGGACAGTGTTGCACGTCATTTTATGTACTGACCGGCTATCTTCGACTCTTTGAAGCCGAGCCCAATCAGTACCCTCTTCACATCTTCCTCAGACTCCTCCGCCATCTTCGCCGCCAGCTCCACATCAACATAGCCTTGAGAGCTATGCATAAACTTAACTGAGTCAGCTACCCTCTGCTCATCAACAGGTCGCTTCGGAGGATCTCTATTGACATATCCATCGAATACCTTACCCAGGAACACTTGAGGAGTTAGCTGCTTCTTTTTCGCTATCTCTTCCCGCTTCTCGTCACTAAGATCTGAGGCTTTAACATCACGTTTACGTCCAAACGATCCCAGCGCCTTCGCTTCTTGCTCAAAGAAATCAAACACACCATGTTCAGGCATAATCATCCCCGCTTGTAAGCAATATGCCTCGGCCAAGAAAAAGTGGTCGGGGCGGCTTCCCTCTTTCCATAGGAACCGCGACTTCTCCGGATGCAATTCGTCCGGTTCAAGTATACGAGTAGAAGCCTGCATATGTTTGTAATATTCTCCATCTTCCAAAAACTCCGCTTGCATCGGTAGCAGCATACTCTGAAGCTCGACCCCCTGCCGCACATAGTCAAGAATAGCCGTACGATCCATCCGCAGCTCTTGTTTTTCCTTATGCTTTATAAGATCAGTAGCACCTTGCTGAAAACGGCTTGACCACACAGTAGAAAAATCCGTCTTCAGGTCCATCACCTTATGGATCTCCGGCAAAGCGTCAATCACACAACACGTAGGCTTCCATTCCCTAAGCAATTGTGCCAATTGACTGAATCCGGGAAGTGTCCATACGCCAATCAATCGGAGCTTGATACCTTCGAGTGTCTTCACCCGTTCCCGCATAATCACATGCAGATACGTACCCACGTCCACACCCATCAACCGCGCCTTCGACTTACCAACACGTCGCACAGGCCATTCGTAAAGTCGTCGGCAATCGTTCAGCATGGCCATAGTGACTTTCGAGCCCTTAGAAGAGAATGGAAGTCCTAGATCCGAGTTATAGAAAATCTGAGTCTTCAGTTCGTTCCCAACAGAGTCCACCCATTTACGATAGAGTTGCCGCAGCGTCGTGAACTTGCTGAACACCTTGCTGATCCGAAAGCCTTGCCACTCACGATCTGGATATTTATGAACCCACTCGCCTTTTTGGAGCCTATCCACTGACGAGCCACAATCATGGATCAACCGAAGCTCAGCGGCAGAGTGTGGATCTGGGTCCGCGTCCCTGTCACGCGGGGCAAACGTATTCGTGCTTATCTCTTCAGCCACATGCATCCAGAAGTCCGGTACAAACTGTTTGCCACATCCTGGGCATCTGACCATCCACACACCCTGACTGCTTTCCAAATATCGCTCATCGATCCCGAAACCTTCCACAGTCGGATTACTAATCTCTCGCTGGAACTTATATGGACTAGCAGTCAAACGGTCAGGAAGTAGCAAAAGGTTCGCTAAATTGCATCGATCCTTCTCATCTACATAGGCAGAGTCAACAGGAATTTCGAGAAATTCAGTCTCTACGTTACTTCCCACATACGCCATCGTCCCCGTCCCAAAATGCATCAACGATGTCCTATGCACCTTCGTCTCAGCCGCTATTATCATCTTATTGTATACCGCCACCCGTTTGTGTAGCTTGTAGATCCGATTATTCACAAACCTATTCCGCATCTCATACTTCGGCAGCACGTACATGATCGTCAGTCCCATCTCACCGGCTTCTATATGTGACTGGATAATGAATAGCTCAGATAATCCGCATTGTACGCTCTTCTCTACCACCATGTTCGGGGTATTCCCGATAAGTTTGTAAAGCTTGAACAGGTAGTCCATGTGCTTGAACCGCATCTTCTGTAACCGCGTGTTCACATGCCATTTGTTCGCCCAACACAACGCCCGACATTTCGCCAGATCGGCCTCTACGTCGGCTGCTCTAACTTTACGTATCTGCAACCGCTTATCGAATATCTTTACTCTAGTAGCCTCTAAAGTACTACTCATCGTCGCCCCCGCTATCGCTGAGACCGTCAGCCAAGATTTCCAGCTCGTCGATATCTTCTTGCAATTCCTTCAGCTGTTTAGGTGTCACATTCCGTTCCTGGGCATATGGATTGGGCCTCCCATTACCGCCAGATAATTCAATTGGACCTGAAGAAAACCCGATATTTAGGTTCAATGTTTCTTTGCCTTGCCCTGAAGCTTCCCCCGGAGTAGTCAATATCTGATAGATGAACTTCGCCATGCTTGTAATCGCGCCAATAGTATCCGGGGTAATCTTCGTATTCAATATCTTGTTAATTGTTCTATAGACATTTCGTTGCATAATCACATGCTGAGCCAGATTAAACATACGTTGCTCGTACCGACAAATTGCAATATATGCTCGCACGCCTTCATGCCTTAACCAGTTCCCGATTGTACTTTCCCTGACCCCATACTCTTTCATCCAAAACTTGTATGGCTTATATTCTGTCGCGTATCTGAATGCAAAGTCTCGCATCCGTTCAGGAATGAATGGGATATCCTTCAAGTCTGGTAGATTATCTACATCTATGAATCGGCTTATCCCTGCCTCTACCGGAGCCAGCACCACCACCGATGGTTCATCGTCCTTGATCTCTCTCGCAGGCACACGTCCCAGGTATGCCTTCACACGTTCCCGCAACTTACCAATTGGCAACTTAGTCGGCATAATCCGCCACCCGCAACAATTTGAGAAATAGTTCCGTTTGTTCTGCATCCAGAACCGCTATCGATCTTCGGCCATCAATAGTCAATTCAAGGCTTGTCTTTGTAAACATACACCCCGCAGCGTCAACTAATATCTCAGGTGTTTTGAATGTCTTCTTGCTCGATCTCACCGGAGGCACTGGACTCGTCGTTATCGTCAGTTCCCCCATCAGAGAGTAGGCTTTCTTCTTCTCCGGTTTCTTCACCAAAATCTTCGTGGAGACCGTCGAGGAGGTCGGGGTCTTCGCCGGAACTTTCTTCTTCGGCGTCGATGTCTTTGCCGGAGCTTTCTTCTTCGCTGACTCTGGTTTCTTCTGCCTCGGCTTCGGCGTCTTCTTCGCTGATCCTGACTTTTTCGGCGAGGTACTCTTTTCTATAACCGTTTTCTTTTTTGATTGGGTAGTCTCGGAGACTAACTTCTTTGATTCTCTTTTCGCTGGCATCGTTCAACCTCCCCAAAAGCCACCTCTTCAGTTTCCATGCCTGCAAGCTTACACTGGCCCTGTACTCGCACAGGTTTGCGACATTACAACCTTCGGCAAGCTTCACACCAACTACCTCAATTTTTTGACGAAGTGGCCCATGAATAAACTTGGCAGTCGCCACGCACAAAGGCTTCGTCGCACCGCCCACATAAAACAGATTAGCACACCCAGAACAGAAAACAGGACCTCTTTTTCTCATATGTGTACCCCCCTCTCCAACATGACGTTGGCATGTTCCAAATAATCATCCGCAGCAAACCCTCCAGCAAAAGATTGCACCATGTCCACGTTCATATGAAAGCAGCGCATCTGTTCACGACTCATCTCATAGTGCACCCATGGCAACATGCCTAAATCTGATACCCTCGTATCATAAAGCCCCGATAGTCGATGCATAACTCCCGTATTCTGAGAGAATAGAACCCCAAAGATGCTATACAAAAAACACGTTGAACAGATAGCCAGTTCTATTCGGCTTCCAATAAAGTTCGAGAACATTTTGCTATAAATTGAAAGTTCTGCCGGGTTTGGCACACCGTATAACCAGTGCGGTTTGTCTCCACAGAACAGCCCATCCACTGCTAATCGCTTCAGATATCTAGCACGCAAAAGGCCGTCCCCAGAAACATCAAACGTAGGGCCGTGTGCCACCGCTATTGCAATTACAGAAACGTCCGGATGTTCACATGCCTTCTGGTATGCACTGGACCATGACTTCCTTGCATACGGCTCTTCCGGATATACCAACACACCGAACCGTTTACCCTGCCGCGCTAAGTAGGGAACTCGCAACCCCCGAATATCCCACGCAATAACCGTATCCGTGGCCAGACCATAGCCGCGCCCTCCAAACTGAACCAAACGGGCACCATTTTGCTTTTTCGCGGTCATCGCCTCGACAAATCCTTCCGACTCTACCAGACTATCAGCGCTTACATAGACTGATGATACATCAACTTTTGGGATTGTTGGAA